GTCTTGGAGCCCTCCCCCAAAACTTTCCGACCCCGGGGGGAGGTCCGCGGCTTCGCCGCCGTGCGCGCGCCCGGAGGCCCCCGCCCCCGCGCCCAGACGCGCCCGGCCGCGCGGACGTAGCCTCCCGCCGCCGGACCCGCTCATTTCGCGCCGCTTTTCCGGCGCTCCTGTGCCTGCTCCCGCATGGTCTTCTGGTCGTGATGAAACTTGCACAGGCTCTGGTGGTTGTCCGGGTCCACGAACAGCTGCCAGTCCCCGCGGAAGGGTACCACATGGTCCACCACCGTCGCGCGGGTCCTTACGCCCATCCGGGCGCACACCCGGCAAAAGGGCTCCCGTGCCAGCTGATCCGGCCGCAGACGCTTGACCCAGATGTCCTTGGAGTACCAGCCGTGGTACTCGCCGCTCTCCTTGCGGACGCTCACCCTGGGCGGCGGCTTATGCTTCGGGCACCAGCCCTCCCTGGTCAGCTCCGGGCACCCCGGATGCCTGCAGGGCTTCAGCGCTCTTGACGCCATGGCTCACACCTCCCGGGCAAAACAAAAAACGCCGGAACCAGCATCACCACACTCGGTGATCACTGGCTCCGGCGTTCAACGCTCTGGCTCTCGATGTTCACGATGATTTCTTTTCGGCATATCCGGCAGTACACCGGCAGGCTCTTCGCCTGAGTGTCCGGCCTGATCCTCAACAGCCGGTCCTTGCCGCAATTCGGGCAGGTAAGCCACCCGCCTCTTACTGTCAACAGTTTACCACTTTCCCGCGTTGTTTGCAATACATTTCCCTCCCTTTCTCCACGGTGTTGAGATACAGCACCAATATTACAAGTAAGGTCGCGCGCGCCCGCGCGGGTACTATTTAGGTAATCGGATCCACACCCGGTAGGCAAAGGCCCCGAAGGCGTTCTCCGAGCCCCGCCTCCACTGCCAGCCCACGTCCCCGGGCACCCGGATCCGCCCGGACCGCACCCGGCTCTTCTCCGGCGCCGGCAGCTTGCGGTACAGCGACGGCGCCGCCACCCAGGTCCGCTTGCCCTTGGGGATCCTCTCGCCGTCCCGCCGCTCCTTGGTAAAGTACTCGGCGGTCCTGCGGAATTTATCCCCCGGATGCTGCATCAGCGGCTCCGGGTCCAGCACCAGCCCGCCGCCCCACCAGCGGCGCACGTCCTCCAGGCCAAAGTCCTCGTCCCGCAGCACGCAGTGGATGTGCCACCGCCTGCCGCCGTGCAAGCCCTCGATGACGTAGACATAATCAAAGGCCCCTCCGTGGGCCCGTCTCAGATCTGAGGCAAACCGCGCCCAGACCTTCCGCACCCCGGCAAAGTCCTGGGGGAGCGTCTCGTCGGAAAAGGTGAGGACGTAGGTGGTGGCCTGCCAGCCCATGAGGGCCAGCATCAGCTCCAGCCGGTCGGCGGGCGTCCGGCGAAAGCAGCTGTCCCGGATGGCCCGGACGATCTCATTTTTCTCCCGCCTCACGCTGGGCAGATCCGAGGCCCGCAGCTGGGGCCGCCGGTATCGGACTTCCTTCACCAGCGGCCCCGCCCTTTGTCTCACGCAGGTCCAGAGCTTTTCGTCGATGTCCCTCACCTCCCCTCGGCGGCCGCCCGGTGGAGAGCCACGGCTTGCTCGCGTACCACGGCTCTCCCCGGCACAGCGGGCAGAGGTATTTTTTCTCTCCCTTGTCTGAGGCGGCAACGTTCCACTCGTGCCCGCACTGGCGGCAGACCCGGTAGGTCTTCAGATCCATGGCGACCCCGTCGCCCGGTACCAGGCGGCGTACTCACTGAGGGTCATCACTTCTCCCTCCTCTTGCAGTCCCACCCCAGCAGCTCGGCCCAGCTGGCGGCCCAGAGGTAGGCCAGCACGTCCCAGGCCTGCTGGCGGGACAGGCAGATGGTCTCCGCGCCGGTGTCCAGCATGGCCTGGACCTGGCGGGCCATGTCCGCGGGCCCCATCACTCGCCCTCCATGGGCGGCTCCGGCAGGGGCATCCAGTGGGAGACCTGGACGGGGTTGGACTCCTCGTCGTCGGTGAGGGTCCAGAGGTTGCAGGACTCCTCGTACTCCACGACGCAGACGTCGCCGTCCAGCCAGTCATGGCCGTCATAAAACCCGTAGGCCACGCCCAGCACCGGCGTCTCCGGCTCCGGGTGCCGCTCTTTGACGGGGATCCACTGCAGCAGCCGCAGGGCCTGCACCGCCATGTGGACGGCGGTCTCCTGCTCGCCGGGCTTCACCGGGATGGCCCGGGTCAAAAGCTCAATGGCTCGATTGATCTTCATGATGATTTCCCTCCAATGCTTTTCTGATTTTCCTGAGTTCCTCCAGGTACTCCCGGCGGATCCGCCGCCGGCTCCGGTCCTCCAGGACCGTCAGGTACAGCTGATACACCAGCACCCCGGTCCCCGTGACGCACAGCGCCGCGATCAGGATCTGCGTGATGGTCCGCAGTATCATCATCGGTTCACCTCCCGCTTGTCCGTCCTGCCCAGCAGGTAGTCCAGGGACACCCCCAGCAGGTCCGCCACGCCGCACAGGTCCCGGACGTTTGCCGGGCTGAGCATGTACCCGAAGGGCGTCTTGTTCACGGCCTTGCGGGCTTTCTGGTCCGCCTCGGCTTTTTCGAAGTCCTCGGCGCTGTGGTTGTGCATGTACCGCCCCATGGCCGAAAAGCACTCCTCCACGGACTTGCCCGCCTCCTTCCGAGCCTGGGCAAACCGGGCCCAGAGGGTCTTGTTGATCTCGATCAGCGGGGCCTCCCGCTGGGCCTCCTCCTTCTTTCGCTGAGCGATCGCCTCCTTGCGCTCCTTCTTCCGCCGGGCCTTCTCCGGCTCGGCCAGGGGGCAGAGGTCCTTGCAGTCGTCGATCCGCCAGCAGTCGATGCAGCAGGTCCCCGCGCAGGGGTTCATGTACCAGAGGTCCTCCTCGGCGGTCTTGCGCTTCATTTCGGCCAGGTGCGGGCAGGGTCGTTTGGGCCGGGACTTGGGGCAGGTCGGACACCGCTCGTCCAGCTCCTTCAGGCCCTTGCCGACGTTCTCGGCGGTGTTGGCGTAAAAATACTCCATCCGGGTCTTTTTCCTGGCGGTGATGAGAGCCAGGCTCTGGCCCTCGTCGGTGAGCCGGGCCAGCTGGTAGGCGGTCTCCTCGGGGATCTTGCCCTCCTCCCAGAGGGTGAGCCACTCGGCGTTGAGCCCCTCCCGGATCACCTTGAGCCGGGACAGCTTGCTCTTGCTGACCTTGCAGGCCTCGGCCACGTGGTCCCGCATGCGCCCGGGGAAGTCGAAGCCCTCCTCCTTGAGCTGGTACAGCAGGGACTCCACCCGCTCGGCCTGGCTGGAGATCTCCGCGCCGGTCAGCTTCCGGGTGTCGGAGTTTGCGTAGATCAGCCGCAGCTCCTGGAGGGCCTCGCTGCCGGCGGCGGCCTCGATGATGCAGGGGACCTCCCGGAGGTCCTCCCGCCCGTCCTCGGCCAGCCGGCGCACGGCCTCCCGCCGCCGGTGGCCGGAGACGATGATCCACTTGTCCGGGTCCATGGGGTCCGCCCGGACCCGCAGGGGCTGCTGGATCCCGAAAAGACTGATGTTGTCCATGAGCCCCTCCATGTCCGAGAGGCTGTAAAAGTTGCGGGGATCCGGCTCCAGGTCGTTGACGTCAATATAGACGATCTGGTCCCGCGTGCCCGAATCGGGCACCGCCAGGAGCTCACGGAGCTCACCCACTGTCATGTTGCGTGTTTCCATTGGTCTTCTCTCCTTTTTTCTGCCACCCCTGCCTGTGGTTGGCCTTGCGTCCGGTCCGTTTCCTCCAGTCCCAGACCGCCTTGGCCGAGCATCCGATGGTCCCGGCGATCTGATTGTCGCTGCAGCCCGCCTCATAGAGCCGGACGGCCTCCTCCTCCCGGTCCCTGATGGGGGTGTTCTTTCGGTTGCCCGGCAGGCCGTTGCCCTGCCGCCACTTGCAGACGGTCCGCTTGGACCAGCCCGTGGCGTCGGCGATCTCGCCGTCGGTGGCCCCGGCCTGATACATCTCCAGGACCTTCGGGTCCGCCTCCAGGCTCTGCCGCGCGGTGGGGCGGCGGGTGTAGCCCTCCACCTCGCGCCTGGGCTGGGGCGGCGGCACCGTCTTGGGGCGATAGCCCTCCGCAGGCTCGTACCGGATGCAGTCCGGACCGGGCGGACAGCCTCTGCCCTGCCCGGCCTGGCAGAGATAGTCGCAGGCCCCGTCCGCCATCTGATACCGGCAGCCCTTCGGGCAGGGGAGGCGTTTTTTGAGCCCTTCGGCCATCAGCGCACCACCTCCGCCATATTGGGCCGCAGCTCTCCCTTGTAGAGCCCGAAGCACTCCCGGATGGTGACGCCGTGGACCTCCGCCTCCACCACACAGAGGTGTTTGGTCACGTCGGTGACGGTCCCCACGACCTTCTCCGGGCCGCTCAACCCGGGATACTCCTTTCCCTCGCCCCAGCCGCTGGGCCGGAAGCGGAGCTTTGTGCCGATGGTGATCAAAACGGCAGCGCCTCCTTGTCTGTCTCGGTGATGTCCGTAAAGCCGGGTATCGCCGTCTGGTGTTGCTGTTGCCGGACCCTGCGGCCCTCATTGGCCAGCTTCTGCTGGACCTTTCTGCCCTCGTCGGGGACCAGGCTCTGGGTCGCTCCGTCAAAGGCCAGGTCGATGGTAAACCGCTCGCCCTCCTTGTTCTTGGCGATCTTGAGCACCCGGCCCGAGGCGTTGTTGTCCGGGTCGGCGGGGTAGAGGAGGAGGATCACGTCGGCGTCCTGCTCGATCTGCCCGGACTCCCGGAGGCTGGCCATGTTGGGCGGGACGGGCCGTCCGTCCCTGGTTTTGGTCCGCTCGGGGCGGGAGAGCTGGGCCAGGGCCACCACCGTCACTCCGTGGCGCTGGGCCATGGTGTGGAGCCCGATGGAGATCGCCGTGACCTTGTCGTATCGCTCCCGGCCCGGGGCGTCCATCAGCTGGAGGTAGTCCACGAAGATCACCTCGTACCGCTTGGCCAGGGTCACCGCCTGGACGTCCGCCACGCTCATGCCGCCGGCGGGGATCAGGTCCAGGTCCAGCTTGTCGAGAGTGGAGGCGGCGGCGGTCAGGGCGGCGTAGTCAGTATCCCGGAGGTCCCGGCGCTTGATGCGCTTGAGGCTCAGCCCCGCCTCCCGGGCGATGAGCCGCCCGAAGAGCTTGCGGTGTCCGGTCTCCAGGCTGAAAAAGCCCACGCGGCGGGTCTCCGCCATGGTCCTGGCCATCTGGAGGGCCAGCAGGGTCTTGCCGCTGGAGGCGTAGCCGCCGATGACCACAAAGTCCCCGGCCTCCACCTCCAGGCCCTCGTCCAGCCGCTTGAGGCCCCAGGGGAGATAGACGGGCTCCTCCTCCAGGCCGGTGATAAACTCCACCGCCGCCTCGCCCATGGAGACCTCCCGGAAATCCTTCCGGCGGCTCATGGCGGCGTTGATCTCGTCCACCATGTGCTCGATGTACTCGGGCTCCTGATTTTTGGAGATCGCCAGGGCCCCGGCCAGCTCCGTCACCCGGCGCAGGCGGTTGCGGGCCTGGAGCTTGTCCAGCAGGCCGGCAAACTCCCCGCGCTCCGCCGCCGCCAGAGGCTGGGACCGGATGGCGTCCACCATGGGCCTGGTGTAGTCCCCGGCCTCCAGCACCACCGCCATGGGCGTGACGGCCCTGCCGTCCAGAAAGAGGGACCGCAGGGCGGCAAAGATGTCGCCGCAGTCGGTCTCGGGAAAGTCCTCCGGGCCCAGGACGGTGACGGCCTCGCCGATCCAGTCGGGGGTGGAGAGCAGGGAGCCCAGCACCCGAAACTCCAGCTCCTGCTGGACGGTCATCTGCTCAGCCATCGCTCATCACCTCCGGGTCCTCGGCCCAGCCGGCGGGGGCGGGGGGCTGATCAAGGACGACCCGCAGCGTCTCCATGTCCGGCAGCTCCGGTTTGCTGAATTTTCGGATCCAGGTGGAGGCGTAGGGGATTGCAACGCCGTTTTTCCACTGCTCCGTCTGCTCCTGGAGCATGAGGTACTCGCCCATGTACGCCAGCAGATCGTCGTCCGCCCGCAGCTGGTTCCAGGCCCGGCGGGCGTCGGCCTTGCTCTGGTTGACGTTGCTCTGGACTTTTGGCCAGCGCTTCCAAAAGGCGTCGAAGCGTTCCGGCTTCCAGTCGGGCAGGGGCTTTTTCTTGCGCCGTCCCCCTGGGGGGACTACAGGGGGGTCTTCCTCCCTTGTACTATTCACTCTTGTTATATTCTCCCCGTCATTTTTGCGGGGAGGGGTCCCCTCATTTTTGCGGGGAGGGGTGGTGTCATTTTTGGGGGGACTCCCCGCAAAATTGCCGGGAGGTTCATCGGGGTCCCGGTCGTAAAACCGGGCCCGGTCCACCCACAGCCTGCGCTCCAGGACGGCGTTGGTCTCCTCGTCCCGGATGACCTCTGACCAGATGTGCCCCCGGTCGGTCAGGGCGGCGATGTTGCGCTGGATGGTGCTCTCGCTGACCATGTACAGGTGACAGAAGTAGGCGTTGGTGGCCCAGCAGTAGCCGTCCCGGCTGGCCAGGGCGCGGATCTCGCCGTAGAGCAGTTTCGCCTTGTCGGTGAGCTCCGGGTCGTACCGCACCCGGGCCGGGATCACGGCGTCGTAGCCGGGCAGACGGGTCTCGTCGGTCATGAGAGGACACCGTCCTCATAAGCTGCGATGCGATCGGGGTTGTCCCAGAAGTCGTCGTTGTTGACTACGTCCCGCAAGAGCTTCTTATAGACGCCGGCGGTTGACGGAGCCCCGTTTTCCTCAATCTTCTTGTGTATGGCCAGGAGGACGGCGGCGCTCTCGATGGTGAGATTCTTCAGACCGCCGTTCATTGTGAGGTCCACCTTGATGCCCTCCGGCAATGCAGCTGCCTTGACTTCGATCAAGCCTCCCGCCTCCTTTCCTCCCAGTAGGCCCGGGTGACCCGGTCCTCTTCCGTGCGGCGGGTCCAGTCCCAGACCTCCACCATGTACTGCTCCTCCTCGGTCAGCTGGGCCCGCCACTCGTCGGCATAGCCGTACTCGGTCTCCCACTGCTCCCGCAGCCGGGACCGCCGTTCTTTTGTGATCATTGTCGTCTCTCCTTCTTTCACCAGAGCCCCTGCTCGGTCATGCACCGGCGCAGGACCTCCTCAATCTGCTTTCGCCCGGCCCGGCGCTGCTCCTCGGTGTAGTCCCGGTGCTCGGTGAGGACCACGCTGGTGCCCTGGCTGCCGGCGTCGAAGATCGTCACCGCGTCCACCAGCTTCCAGCTGCCCGGACTGACCTCGTACTGCCAGGGCTCAGCGCTCCGCAGCCGGGTGATGGTGACGGGGTAGGTCTTGCTCCGGCACCCGTTTTTGCCCGCGCGGACGGTCTCCATGATCGTCTCCACGGTTTTGGTGATCTCCGCCATGGATGCACCTCCTTTGTCGCAGTCTATGGGCGGGGGCCTGATTATTTGTCCTCAGCGTAGGTGATCCTGGAGCCCGTCACCTTCTCCGCCTTTTGCCGGAGCTTTTCCAGGGCGTAGTCCACGCCGTCCACCTCCTGGCTGTGTTCAAACTCCTCCACGTTGGCCTTAAACTCGTCCACAAAGCGATTGAGCCGCTTGGGCCCGAAGCCGTAGGCGTCCTCCAGCGTGACGAGCATGATCCAGAGGTTTCGCTCTGTGGTCTCCCTGACCCGGATGTCCACGGTGTCATTCTCCGCCGCCTCCCGGACGGCCTCAAGCTGCCGCTGCTGCTGGGCCAGGGCCTCAGCGTAAGTCATGCCCGGCGGGAGGCGGCGGTGCTGCTTGGGCTTGCGTTTTTTTGGGGCCATGGTCAGGCCTCCCGCATGTCGGCGCCGCAGCAGGGGCAATACTCGTAAGCAAATCTCAGCTTTGGGGTGTCCGTAAAAAACTGGGATTTGCAGATGGAACACTGGATGTAGAAATGGCTCAGTTCGGCATGACTCCAGATGTTCTCCGTCTCCATAAACTCCCACTTTCCCCGCACCACAGGCCGCACGTCGGCGGGCTCCAGCTCCTTCAACACATGGCCCAGGATGTCGTCGCACTGGGCCGGGTCCCTTTTTTCCTCCGGGCAGACGCCGCAGAAATTGCAGAAAGCGGTCAGGGCTTTGTCTCTGTCGATATACTCGCTCATCCCTCCGCCTCCGTTTCCGGCGGCTCGGCCCGCAGGCCCGGGTGCTTTTCCAGGCTCGCCAGCGTCGACACCGCCATGTCCAGGCCGTCCTTGTTGAGCCGGCTGAGGATGGTCTCCGCCGCCAGCTTTGTCCGGGTCAGGTCGATCCACCGTTGGGCAAACTTCAGCTCCGCGATGGCTTCCCGGATCAGGGCGCAGCCCTGGGTGCTGCAGTTGTGCTCGTGGCCGCAGCCCAGGCAGGCGATGCTGCCGGTTTCGATCTTGAGACGGTCCAGGGCCTTGATGAGGTCAGCACGCTTCATGGCTCCGCCTCCTCCACATACGGCGTCCCGTCAGGGCTGAGCATGACGCAGACGCTCTTCCCGTAAGCTGCGTCCTGGCAGAAATAGCAGAAATACAGGACGCCGGTCTTGTCGTGGCGATAGATGGTGTAGTCGGATGTGTAATCAACAACCGTCATGACGTGAGGCGGCTCCTCGCCCTTGGGGATGTCCGTCTTGGTTCCGCAGGCGCACAGGCTCACGGCCAGAGCCGAGGCCAGGGCCAGGGTCAGCAGTCTTTTCATGGCTGGGCCTCCCTGCTGATCTTGAGCTCCAGGGCGGCCTTGATGAGCTCGTCCAGCTCCGTGACGATGGCCTCAAACAGAGGACGCTCCGCCTCGTCGATCACGCCGTCCTCGGCGATGGTCAGCAGGTCCCGGTCCCGGCGCTTGTCGGCGAAGGCCAGGGTCTTGTTGATCAGGCTCATGGCCGCCTGCTCCAGGCTCCTGACCTCCACCTCCGGGATCACCTTGACCTCGCCGGAGGCGATGCGCATGTGCTGGTAGGGGAGGTAGTCGGCCCGGTAGATGAGGGCCATCCCGTCCACGATGTCAAAGGGCGGCAGGCGGCGGTAGGTCTCATAGGCCTTGATGCTCTCCACGCTGATGCCCAGCTTTTCAGCCGCGCGCTCCTGGGTCAGGCCCGCGCTGACGCGGGCGTTCTGGTAGATGTTTGTTTTGTACATGGGCTTCTCTCCTTTTCTTCGGGTCCTCCGGGGACCCGTTTTTCGTGGTTTGGTGTCGTGCTCCGGCCTGGAGGCCGGGGGCGTCAGGCGGTATACTGGTCCATGGAGGGGTCCTCGTCCTCCAGTGCGTAGAGCTCGTCGATGCACCGGAGCCCCAGCACGTCCCGCAGCAGGGGCAGCTGATAGGACCGGGGCAGATAGATCTCCTTCTCCCAGCCCACCACGTTGCTCTGGGCCACGCCCATGCTGTCGGCCAGCTGCTGCTGGCTGAGGCCGGCGGCCTTGCGCTGCTCCGCGATTCTCATGACCATGCGGTCACCTCCTTCCTGGTTGTCCTCCTTTATCAGCCTGTGTTATAATCGGGGGATAAGGAGGGATCGTGATGCTTTCTCAAAATGATTATGATTTGCTGGTCCTCTACCGGGAGCCCCGGCCATGGCCGGAGAACGCAGAGGATGAAAAGCGTTTCCGTGGGCTCCTGGCCCGGAAGCTGGTGGAGCCGGTGGGGTATAAGCCCGAAGCCGGCGGCCTGACTGCCACCCACTACCAGGTCAGCCAGGCGGGGAAGGACCTGTTAGAGGCATTTGAAGAACAGGCCGCCCAGGAGGAAAAGCGCCAAGCCGAAAAGGAAGCCGCCGAGGCCCGTCGCCT